TTCCAGTTAGTCTAGTTATGTGATCGAGCCATCCCGGATTTGTTTTGCTGATTTCTTGAATCAAGCCAGGAGAAAAATATCTGGTGACACGAGATGCGCTTTCTAATGGAGAAAGCATACTGCTAACCTGGAATGTACGAAGTATTCTAGCTGGAGAATATTCTTCTATTCCACGAGCAGCTAATGCTAAATAATCAAAGCCTCTTTTTCCGTTAGAAAACTCTAAGCTTCCAAGCATGCCAGTTGCGGCAATACCTGCACCGAACCCCATATAGGCTGGAATTTGAGAAGAGACAGGATGGGCTAATGGCTGATCACCATAAGTCCACTGATCGGATCCTTGATAGCGTGCTGGAATAAAAGCCATTAATGATCACTATTTCCCCTTTTGACTATCTAGATACTCAAGCACATCAGCGTAAATAACTTGTGCGTCTGATACCATTTGAGCACGAATTATATGAGAATCAACAAGATCATGGCCCCTTAACCCTTTTTCGGCCTCTTTCCTTTCTTTTTCTAGATCTCTTGCCTTAAGTCTTTTGTTAGGGTTAGCTATGATTGGAGAAACAACGTCTTCTATTTTTTGGCTACTTAAACTTCCCTGAGGATTTTTGGGATCTGTGTTATGAATAGCCCAAAGATCGTTTGCATCAATATTTCTTTTCTTTGGCTTTTCTTCTTTAATGTCTTTTGTTATTAGTTCAAAAGGACCTTGGATGATATTCATAGCTATAAGCTTTTTCTCTGCCTGAGCAACCAGAAGTAAAAATGCCTTATAGTTTAATTTATAAATATCCTCTACTCGGTAGGATGGAAAAGCAATTGTAATCCACTCTCCCATATCGTAGATAGAGGCAAAACGCGGATCTCGAATCGCATATCTTGCATAATCCAAGTCGTTAGTAAAGCCTTCGGCTGAACCGGGACCTGAATTTGCAATAATATTAAACACTACTGTTGCAACAGTACCAGCAAGAAGCTGATCCATATTGCGAACTAGATTATCGTCTAGTACACATTTTCTAAAGATTTCATCTTCTATTACTGCAATTGGAACTATACTATTTTCGTACTGTTGAGAATACGAAATAAAATCTTCTAGACTGAGAAGTTTCCAGGGAACGATAGTCTCATCGTCAAAAACAGTTACAAAGACTTCTCCGTAGAGTTTTCTCGTCTGAACTAGACGATGGTGCATTAGAACCTACAGTTTGCCAACAAGCATTGCAGCACCTTGTGGGGTGTAGAAATTAGAGTTCTGCATAATTTGCTCGTGTAGGGTAGAGAGGGTGCCTGCCTTAGAGTCATCCCAGCTAACTTCCAAAGAACGCCAAAGAAGACATTTTGCAACCATAGATTCTTCTATCTTCATAGGGTTAAGTTGGACATTGTTTTTCTGAGCTTCTTCGAGTTCTGTCTGTAGAACGATCCATTCTTTTCTAGAGATAGCGCGCCAAACATAAACCTCATCGTTAGAAAAACCAGAAACAAAAACATCTCCGTATTTTGCTTTCCACTGTTCTACTTGTTGATCAGATGGACGTGATGCAACCTTCTTATAAACATCAACAATGGTTTCTTCTTTCTGTTCTTCTTGTTCGACATCTTTAGTTTCGGTCGTTTCGTTTACCTGTGTCATTAAAAACTCCTATACTACGGTTCTAGCAATAAAGTCATAAACTTCTTGTACCGCTTCTCCCCCTACTCTAATTGTTTTCATTTGTCCAGTCAACCTAACATCTAATATTTTTTGAACTGTATGGTTTGCTTTAGGCTCTTCGTAATTTCCAAAAACTACAAAAATATCAAAACCATCAAAGGCAGGATCAACTGGATTGCGAATCTGCTTAGTAAGCTTTTGGTTTGTATTGCTTTTCGCCCAGATCTGATCTTCAAACTCTTCAACTATGTTTTCAAAGACCCTGTCTCTCGGGTTTTTAACTCCAAATGTAGCATATCCAGCTAAATCGTTATAGAACTTGTAGCGATCTCCTCTTGTGCCTCCCCCGTTAACCACTCTCTCAATGCTTTCTCTGTTGATTCGTGTTCCATTGGAACCCCATACAGGTCTACGATCTACTGGTCCACGAAGAGGATCTATTCCAAGAGCCTTATCTTGTTTACTAAAGCTTTCTTTTGATGTATCAAAAGATGCTGCAGTAGAAATATTTTTAAATCTTCTTAGAACAGCCCAAAGATATCCCGCTTCTTTGTAGTTGATAGACATTTGGCCGCTAACCATTGACTGCCCAGAAGATACATCGTCCCAATACTGAGAAGCGTATCCAAAGATGGGGGTCTTCTGATGATGAATGGAATACTGTAGTCCAGTAATTTCGTCTATCCAAACGTCACCAATATATAAGAACATTTGACTGCCGCTAAAATACTCTAAGTCGTAAACTTCGGGAGATTGTGTAAATTGAGATGTCAATGTTTATCTCTCCTAAATAAAAGGATTGCGGCGTCTTGTAAACCTACCAAACGAACTATCGTTTTTGTATTTTTGATAATCTTCTTCAAAAATAAGACTGCTTGCAGATTTTGCAATGCCTTTCTGCAGTTGATTACTGACTGAATCTATTTGTCTCTTCCCAACTCTTCTCATTGGGTCAAAATCTCTAGCTACGAAGTTTACAGTATTTTCTGTAATTAAATCCTCAATAGACATTGTTTGACCCTCAGATACAAACTCGACTCCGTATATATCCATTCTGGAAATAGCCCCATATTCATTAGCAAAAGAAATAAGAATATCTACTGGGGGTAGTTGGTCCATAACAGCAGAAGTGACACTTGATGCTTCAAAATCTGTAGGATGAGCCTCTAAGAATTCATACAAAACGTGTTTGTCGAAAACAGTGAAAATAAGGGAACCAGCGATTTCTCTCGGACCTCTTGTGAATCCAGCTGGATAAACTGTTCCACATCTACGAACCGCTCTCTTATCACGAAAAGTAGAAATAGATAGAGTTTGCACTTCGGCGAGTGTTTTTGTGATTGTAGATGGTCTTGCCTTAGCAATGTCAGCAGCATCCTTTGATGCTATTTGAAGATTTTGAGAGCTTTCAAAAGTATCTTTCATTAGTCTATTTTTGCGTTGAAGTAGTCGAAGATATGTATCGCTACCTGGAAGCTGATCGGCAAGCCTGGTATTGATTTTGCTCAGATTTCTTCTATTTCGTTCTAGCTGACTTGTATACATTGTTACTATTTCTTGAGGATCTATTCTTGTCCCAATATCGTTAACATTTCCTCTGTTGATTTTGATTAACACCTGTATATCACAACCTGCATACGTTGTGTTATTTAGATATACCGATCCCGCAAGCTTTGGCTTTTTAGGATCGCCAGCTAAGGTAGTTGGATTAGTGTGGTCGTGGTCTAAGCCCATAGTTATCACCTATAAGTAGCTTATGTTGAAGAAAAAACATGTCAACAATAGGTAAAAAAATAGCCATCAAAAGATGGCTATTTTAAAGAAGAAGATAAGAAGAGAAATTAAGCTCCCGAAGAAACTCCACCCTGGCTTATGATCTTTTTAGTGTTTGCACTTGGAACATGCGTCCATCCGATAATCTGACGAGCCACATAAGTATGCTGTTGTTCAGTTACGATGTCGTCAATGGAGACTCCAGAACCTTCGTTAAGAAGTTCAACACCAAAGATTCTCATAACAGCAAGAGCACCGTACTCGTTAGCAGCAGCTAGGGTAATATCGAACGGAGGAATCTGATCGGCATACCATGCTGTTGCTAGTTCTTGATCTCCTCCAACAGTAGCAATTGGAGACTCTGCGTTTTGAACCTGAGTAGCTGGAGTAACTCCGCTTGTACTTGTTAGGTTCGAAGAGCTTAGATCGTTTGGGTCTTTAAACGCTGGTCTGATATCGTCTTTGTCTGATTGGAACTTAAGTCCACCATCAGCAGCCATACCACCTAGAATACCAAGAATGGCAGAACGGTCAAAGACAATAAAGATAAGTGTTCCGGCAATACCACGTTTACCTCTAGAGAAAGAGCGGGCATCGGCTGAACCCATCGTAAAGATAGGGGCTTTTTCTCTAGTGATACTGTAGCTAATAGCCTGAAGAGACCCAACGGGTTTGTTTCCAAACACCGCCTTAATGTCCACTCCAGAAAAACTATTATAACTTGCCAAATATTGACTAACTTGTGAGGCCATTTAAATCACTCCTTATGATGCAGCAAGGGCTACATATACGCTAATTTGACGCAATTCGAAAGCAGGCACACAAACCAACTCAATATTTGCCTTTCCTTGAACTTGCATTGTTGGAGTTGAGATTACAACGAAATCGTAACGTTGCAAGTATTCTCCCTTCTGTGCCTTCAAAAGTGACTGATCTACGTTTGTCTCTAGGGCAGCCAATCTAGGTCCGGTGATAGCTTCGCCAAGAAATGGTTCTCCAGCAGCACGAATTCCATCAATAACAGCCTTGACGATACGAACAGTAGACAGTCTCTTGTAGTCGCTATCTGGACGAGCAGCCGTAGGAGCATCAGCAACTACGATTCCCTTATTTGGTTTGCTATGGAACATAACGTAACCATAGCCAGCTAGAGTATCAACCTTAGAGGTTGCAATCCTAAAAGGTAGTCGAATTCCTGGCTGAACCTTGTTTGTTGGAGCCGAATTCTCTGCTAGAGAAGAAACCAGACCAACATAAGGAGCCACACCAGCTGATACATAAGGTAGGGCAGAGGCCGAGTTGGACATAACAACCTGGCCAGCAACCAGGCTGAGATACTTACCGATATCGATAAGGTGATCATTTCTGTCCTTTAGCTGGTTGCCACCTGGGTAACCTGAGTCGGTAGCAATAAAGCCACCAAACTTTAGTCCATCTACTGAATTGATTGCATGACCTGGCAATCCTGTTCCAGCATTTGCCTTACGACCTGCAACCCACTTGAGACCAAGAAGACCCGTACCATTAGTGCTAATAACCTCGTTACCTGCGGAATCCTCAGAGCTAACTGGCTCCTTTCCAATCCAAGCATTAACGTCTTTACCACTCCAGGAAACTGGAGGCTTAACACCGACAGCACCATGCATCATGTCGTGGTTCTCAGACTGACGATAACAGAAATCAGCCAACTGATAAGCAAAGTTTGCTTCATTAAAGTCAGATGATTCAAGAGCTACGCCATTGGCATCAGTGGTGGCAGAGGCAGATCCAACGCTTGGATAAATCTCAGCAATACCATCACGATCAAGATCCCACCAGAAATACCATTCGCCCTGATACTCTTGAGCGAAAACCTCTCCAAGGGCGTCATAGAAGGTACCTGGAGTTGGATAAGTAGAGGATGATGCCCATGGAGCAGAAGTATTCAATGCGGAAACTTCAGCTGTGGTCATATCTCTAACGTTGCTATCATCAGCGTAGACATTACGAGGAAGAACCAAGTCGATGTCCTCGTTTTCGATCTCTAGATATCCCTTATAAAGGGCTTCGTAAAGCTCCATTCTACTTAGAAGAACACCATCGTCACCAGCAGTATAACTAGCTCCACTTACACCGTCAGAAAGAGCCAGTGTAATAGGAACAGCTAAGCTTCCAATATCTCCTGGGTTACCAACGGCGGTACCAGAGACAGATACTTCGTTTTCGTCGATAGCAGCTGATGGGTAGACTGGGTTATTGTCGTAAACCAAGAAATCATCGGATGTTCTCCAGACTCTTAGACGACCTGTTGAATCTTCCCAGAAGATTTTGTAATCGCTACCCGCACCAGCATCCTTGCTAACGGTTTCAATAGTGATTCCGCCACCAACATCTGCTAGGGTTGCTGCAACTGCGCCAATTCTTAGAAGTCTAATGTTAGTTGCTCCACCTGATAAAACCTCAAAAAGACCTCTAACAAGAGTTCCGTCAGTGCGTCCAAATTCGTTAACAGCAGTAGATACGCTATCTACTGAGTAGAATCGGTTTGTGCCACGAGATGCAGTTCCCATAACGAGAACGACTGGAGCGCTACTAACAGGTGAAACGTTCAAGTTCCCGTCAATTAAATGACCAAACTGCCCTGGCAAGTTTTCATAGGACATATGTATGCCTCCTAGCTTAAATTCTGACCGATACCTAGTCTTACACAGATTTGCTCAAGTTCTTTTGTGCTGATTACCTTTAGTCTCTCTGTCTTGATGTAGTAGTCTATTGGTCTTCCGAAATATTTCTGATTATTCACGTTTATAATTTGAGATGGCCCGCGACCTTCATATAAAATTCTGTTAATTCCGCTGTATCTAAAAAACCATCCATATTCTTCCATCGCGTTCTCTACCCAAATTTCTCGTTCGTTTGCTTGTTTATTTGTTCTTGCCCAGCAAGTAACACGCACTATATTGTCATACCAGTAACCTATAACAGCTAATTCGTAACCAGGATGATTTGGATCATTGTGAATTGTCTCTCTTAAAACACCCTGTCTTGACTTTATCTTCTGTTCAAAGGGAGCACCTGTTCCAAACGCACCGGGTTCTCTTTTCTCAAGAGAAATTGTAATTGTTTCAAACTCAGCACCAATATCTGGTAGTTCATAGGTTATTATCGGCTTTGCGTCTTCTGTATCTTCTGACCTAACAACAAAATCATCTAATGCTGTTTTTATAAGTTCCATCGCTTCATTAATATTTTTTGCGGGAAAAGGTGTAACAGAAGGAGTATTTAACGCCCTTTGTACTGCCAACCCTAACTCGTTCTCTAGAATTACTTTTACTAGTGTTTTTTCTTGCAATAGAGTCTGGTCTTCAACTAAACTAAAAACATCGGTTGTCATTATGCCTCCGAGTAGCTAGGAGAGTTTAGCCATTTAACGCTCTCTTGTCTTGTAAACAGTTTAAAGTATTCTAGTTTTCCATTATCTGATCTGTAGTCCCAAGATTTTTCTATTCTATAAATTCCAGTTCTTTTGTTTGGTACGATAGCAGAACCTGAGGTATCTAGAGAAAGAGTGGCTATTTTATCTGCTTCAGTTATTGCTGTCGAATACCAAACATAGAATATCACAACTGGAATGTTTATCAAGCCAGGCTCCTTGGCAAAGTTAAGTAGAGCGTTGTCGGTATCCGAATTTCCAAGCACTCTGTATATTTTTAATGCCGTTTCATCCCATAGATAACCCTCTCCAAAGCAGATAGGGCAGAAGCGATCTTTCTCTGGTTCGCTATAGAAATTGTCTACGCAACTGCATTTTGTTTTCTGTCCATTTCCGTCAAGACGCATTTTACGCAAAAGAGCTGGCTGAGACTTTGCAATCTCAGGATAATGCCCATCCATAGTGCGCTCGAACTCAACTCTCATGTTTGGTTCTGTTTGACTAGTGCCGTACACAGAAGAGAGAGAGCTAGAGGAATAGAAATCGTTTTTACCCATTACCTGTCCCACCAACCCTTTCTATACCTTCTATATCCAGTTAGTCGTATACGAGCATTAGCCGCTGGAACCGGATGTCCATCTCTTAGCCAATCTCTACCAACAGCAGGTCTATCTGGATCGAGTTCGCCTTTCACAACCATAGATGGCGTTTGAACTTGGCGACCTCCAGCAAGGAGAGCGCCCTCCCACTTTAGTAGACACTCCTCTGCCTTCTCCATTGGCTTGTCATAGCCTCTGTTGCCAGACGTGTCGTAGGATACCTCTAGATCTCCAAGTCGCTTAGACTTCAATCTACCGCCTCCAGCGGCAGCATTCATTAGGAGTATTAGTGCTGCTCGGCAGCAGACCCACTGACTTCTTACAAACTGATAGTATTCATCGGTAGAATTCATCTTATTCCAGGTAAGAGAGTCTGCTTCCTTGGAGGCTAGGTGAATGGCGATATTGATAGTATCGTTTTTTAGGTCTGCAATATAAGCGCCGATCATAACTCTAATACGACGAAGAGTACAATAGTAGGGATAGTATTCGGTCGTAAACCAGAACTCGTAATCTTCAGATAGAGAGTTTCCGTCTGTATCTAAGATACCTGTACCAAGAGTTACGGTAACTAGATTGTTTCTAAAGAGCATGTCTTGAGGAACAGTAATAGTTAGTTCTGGACCGTCTACGGCTGTAGTAACTTCGATAAGACCAGAAGCGGTTACAGATGTTTCTCCCGTAACTGACTCTGCAAAGACAGTAAGATTTAGGCCGTTTAGAACTGTAGATTCATTAATGTCATTATTGAAGTTTACAACAATATCATAAGCGCCACTTTCTGGAAGAGTTTGATGAGACGCTTCATTAGCTGGAACAGTACTACTTACCTCAAGAGCAGTGGAAGCAGAAGAAGAGGTGACAGGGTCGCCAGTGATAGAGGTACTAACCGTTGTAGGAATTTCTACAATTGCACCACTGCCAGTCTTAAACGTCCAATACATATTACCGGATAAACCGGTTCTCTCTTTAACCAAAAAAGTAAAGGTGTCTCCGATTTCATATGTACCATCATCAAACTTAGCTAAAATACCTGAACCTAAAGAGACTCCAGACTTCTTAGTTCTATAGGGACCATAAGTGGTAAAAGGATCTGAGTTTTTATAAAACGTAAACTTAGAGATTCCTGCCGCGCCAGCAGTGGTAATCTCCAGGTTATAAGTATCAGTAAAGGTGCCAGAATAAACGCCTTCTAAGGTAATATCACCATTGCCAGTATTAAGACCTGAGGCTGAATCGTAGATTGTTCTTTCGGAAATACCCGAGATGAAATCGTCAGTTAGATCATCGTCACCAGACAAGAAGACACTGTACTCTGTGTTTTCACGAAGTCTTTCAGATGGAGTAAAGATAGCTTTTGTTCTATATAGTAATCCTGATCCAGCCGTATCCTTAGTTTCTACCTCTAAGTTATCGTCAACTAAGTCTATCCTTTTAAAACTTATCTCTCCCTGAACAATCCCCTTAAATGCAGGAGAGTTAAGAATAGAACTTTCTTCTCCAGAGCTTTCTGCTCCAAAAAGATTTTGAAGATCTGGACCTATAAAAGTATCGTAATCTCTTCCGGTAACAAAAAAGGCTCCTCCTGAAGAGAGAATACCTTCATCCATTGCTCTATCGAAGAGGACAGAAATAGTTGCAGCTGTAGGAACACCCAAGCCTGAAACGGCTGGGTAAATAGAGGTTACAATGTCGGTGATACTAGTCAAAAGAAAATCACCACCAAAGGTTAGTTAGATTAGCGAGCTGCTATCTCAGCTACCTTACCAAAACTAATCTCAATCGTTTCCTCGTCAGATTCTACCACATCAAACACAGAAGCCAAGCGATCCGCATTATCAAGGACAGCTTTTTCGTGCTTGGTTAGTTTGACTTTAGTTTTTCTTAGTTTGTCTGCAATCTTCTCTTCTGCAGAAACTATTCTGGATTCGATGTGTTTAACTATATTTGTTCTGTTTTTGGTTTCTTGTTCCTTCTTGAGCATTTTACGTAAGAAGCGAGTATCTTTTTCTTTTTTAATAGATGTTCTTACCGCAGCTATAGATCCTGTAAGGATAAATTCAATTTTCTCGTCTTCTTTCTTATCTTTCTCTGCCTTTTCTTTTAGATATAAAGCAGCGGCAGTCTCCTTCTCTACCTTCACAACCTCTTCTTTTGTTTTAGCTTTCTGGACATTAAGAGAATTCCAGTGTTTGTACAGATCCTCAAAAGAAACATCGCTACTGATTTCACCTCTGTGAACCGAATCCAGTACCTTTTTCTGGCCACCCTCGTCTAGTTGATCGAAATCTACCTCAACTGGACCTGTGTTTACAAAGTTCAGGTTAACGATAATGTTATCACGTTCGCCTAGCATCCAGATAGATGGGCCGTCTTCCGTGAGTGTAATCCAAATTTTCATTCAAACTCCTTTCTGTAATAATAAAAAACCCCACCACACATTTTAGTGCAGCGGGGTCTTTTAAGTCAAGAAGGAATCAACCTATAGAGCTAGAGGGGTTGACTCATCGATATTCTGCCATCCAGAGGATACCGATACAGTAGCCTGAGCTGGTAGCACGATCTCGTTTGGAATAACCTTGACGTTCTTCAGAACAACAGCTGCCTGTCCCTCATCGAACATCTGTAGAGCATAACGTTCACGAAGCTTGATCTTCATGATGTCTCTAGCAGGATCATTCCATTCCTCTGTGGTGATTGGCTCATCGATAACTAGAGCACCTAGATGACCACTCTGGAACATATAGATGTCAGTTAGCTTGCGAGCTGCATCAAAAGGAACGAATGGGCTAACAATGATCTTAAAAGGAACATTGAAGTAGCTTGGTAGCTGTGGAGCAGAACTCAAGGTCTGAGGATACTCAAGTAGAGTACTAGGAGTTAGACCATGAGGAGCTGTGTTACCAGTAGAGGTCTGTCCAGGAACAATGTTCTGACCAGAAGCAGCACCGACGCCACCCTGTCCAGCGGCAGACCATGGACGAGTTCCAGCAGGATTACCAGAATAACCAGCGAAGAAGTTGCCGCCGCCATTCTGTTGAACGAATGAGCGAAGAACTGGATCCTTGACCCACATCAACCATGAAAGTGGATGCATCAAAATAGTATCAGCCAAATAACCCTGAGCCATCAAATGAGCATAAGCGTCAAAGATGTCATCCATGATTACTGAACCATTAGGTGCGCCGTACATATCGCGACCGTGAGTTACACCATTAACCGAACGAGTTGGGTTAAGGTTGTCGAAGACTGGTGTACCCAAGCTACGAATCATATCAAAGCATTTAACTTCTTTGTGGCGAGCTAGAGCATAGCCTGCCTGACGAAGAAGCATTGAGATAATGTCGAACTGACTGAAGCGAATCATCTCATCGGTAACTTTCAGTGCTAGACCTACTTTACCGATTGTTGCAGTCATCGTTCCACCAGCGATAGATGGACCGGTTTCTGGGTATTCCTGACCTTCGGCAATGTCAGCGGCAGTTAGCGCTCCCATAGCAGGAAAAGTCAGGGTAGTACCATAGCTATACTTAATAGGCGTAAGCAAATTAGTAGCTACCAACAGTGGCTCCACAGCTTCTCTTACGATATTCTCGATAACTCTTGGGAAGAATACCGGGGCTGAGGTTGTTGCAAGAACATCCCTTAGCTCGATTGGCTCATGAAGTCCCGGAATAGCACCTGCGTTATCCCAAAGATAACGAAGCTCTTGGACTGTCATGTCTTTTAGATTAAAATCCATTATAAAAATCCTCCTTAAGATTATCGAGAGATCAGGTTAATGATCGCAACTAGATCTGCAGCTCCAGCAAAATGTAGATTAGCTGGGTAGCCACCGGTAGCAGAACCAGGCATCTGATCCAACTGACCACGGTTTAAGCTAGCAGAGCCAGCAACACCGTTAGCCATGGTACCAGAAGCATCAGTTAGCAACGCTGGATTCCAAGCGGTTCTAACTCTATCAAGAGCATCGCGGGGATGAGTCTCGAAACCTAGAACCTGACCAAGAATAGCGTAACCATCAGTTGCAGGATCGGCCTTAACAAAGTTTGAACCTGCTCCTGCCTTTACAAAGTCACCAGGGACAATAACAGAAGAACCTGCCAATAGAGAGGCGAATTCAGAAGTTACTGTTGGAGCTGTGCCGTAACGGTAGTAAGTAAGACTTACTGTGCCAGCAGCGCCACTTAGTGAAGTTGGAAGAGTTGTTCCATCTGCAGAGTAGATGAAAACTACACCAGCATCGTAGTCAACAAAGAAGTCGCCAGCCTGACTAACGCCAGAAATAGAAGACTTCTCGCTAACTAGGATATCAGAAACATCGTCAGCAGTATTGTCGCTAGCTAGAGCTAGAGTTGTTCTGCTTGTATTCTTTGCTAGGTGAGTCTCGTCTAGAACAAAAGCTACAACTGGATATGTTGTAAGAACAGGAATGTAGCCCGTAGTAGAGTCATAACGACCTGTAGCTTCTCCAGCAATACGTGCTCTTGTAACAACAACTCCATCTCCTAGTGTTGGATTAGAGTCAGTTACGGTAGCATCGATCGTCTCTGAGGCTTCTTGCCCTGGGACAAGAGGTAGACGAAGGACATAGTCGCACAAGAACGCAACTTGGTGTTGCATAATAAAATTGTGCTTATCTAGCTGAGTTGGGTTCCAACCGTCGCCACCTGCCCACTGTAGATAAGGCATTGGACAAACACCAACTGGATACTTAGCGGTAGCATCGTTAAAGGCTAGACCCTGAATACCCATAAAGCCTGAAGTAACAGAGACACCAGCGTTAGCTGCTGTGAAGCCAGCACCACGAGTACCTGTTAGATTGGCCAGAACAACAGTTTTTGCAGTAGTTACCGGATTGCCTGTAGCAACGTCGATAACACCAGCATCAACATCATTCTGAGTGTAGACAACTGATGCACTTGTTAGACCATACTCAGCTGGCATCAGGTATCCTAGGGGATCCATTGAGACAGCCTTACCTGGCATAACAACTACCCAGTTCTCATAGTGCTTGTCATAAAACTTGACTGGAAGCCATGCAGCTGGATGTGTCTCGATGTGTGGACGAATACCCTCTGAGTGTTCCACAACGGGAACAATTCTACCTTGGTGGTCCCAAACCTTGTGATTTCCAGAATACTGGCCAATTGTGTTAAAAGACATCAATAATCCTCCTATTGACTATTGTTGACTGGCAGAAGCATTTAGTCTATCTGTCCAGTCTTTCAAGAAATTATCTGCAACCTTTTCGCCATGTAGTTTCTTTATTTCCCAGTAAGCAATTTTTAGTTCACTTGGAATTTTTGTGGTATCTGTATCTTTAATTACTGGTTCTACTGCGAGCGTTGGGTCCTCTACGGTGCCTTCAGGCTTTCTCGTCATACCAGAAGTAAGCATATCAGCAATCTTCTCTATGTCAACGGAAGCACTAAGGGTTGTGATGGTGTCTGTTAGTTTTTGAACATCAAACGTTCCAAAATCTGTATCTTTCAGCTCTGTTTTTTGCTCAGTTGAAGAAATCTTAAAAAGATCTGAAATATGTGCAATCTTAGCGTTTTTGGCTTCTTCTAGAGCGTCAGCAAGAGACATTTCCAAATTGGAAATATCTTCGGTAAGATATCTTACTTCTTTTTCTAGCCTGTTTACTTTGTCTAAAAGCTTGGCTGTCTCATCATCGCTTATAGTGTTGTTTTCAACCTCGGTAACAGGATCACTAACAACATCTTCTACTTCTGATTTTTCTACTCCAAACCTTTCGGATAGAAGAGTGTACAATCTGTCAACAAGAATTGTAAGTGTTGCTTCGTCAATCACAGGAGTTGCCACTAACTCCTCTGAAGAGTCAGCAACTTGAGTCACTTCTGTTGTTTCTGTCTCTGTGGCTACCTCTTGTGTAGACACTTCCTCTTTTGGGAGCGTTGCGTCAAAAAGAGAATATAGAGTTTCTTCTGACAGATCCTTGTTCTCGTCTACAATCTTCTTAATTAGATTTGGATCAAGTGTTGCGTCTTGAAACTTTTCTTTTAGAAGACTCATAGCCTTTTTAAAAGTCATTGCATTTTCCTCCATAGTTAAATCAACTGCATCAGTTATAAAACTAATGCTAAAGCTGTCTTCTGTTGTAATTGCTGAATCGTTTAAGATACCGAGAATGGCAGAATGGGTGTCGGCAGGTGCGTTAACTACTGACCATTCATTATAGTCAAGATCGCCAGCAACCATAACACAAGTAGTGCCATCATAAACCTTTCCTGGTGTATGCTTGCACTTACCATCTTTAGCCCAATCTTTTTTACAAACTGAACACATAATTGCGTCAGTAGAGGCACCTACAGATCCAGTAAGATATCTCTTGTCTAGGATTTTAAGAATTGCCTCAGAATCGGTAATCTCGGCCACTAGTTCAATGTATCCAAGCCCTTCGTAAGATGGATCGTCAACAAATCTTGTGTCTAAAATATTTTTAGCCACATAACTTACCTGATCTAAAAAAGACATTTCTCCAGCAATAAACTTATCGAAGATATCGTTGTCTTTGAAAGAGTCAGAGATAGTTGCAACACCTGAGCTAATATCTACATACCTAGAAGAGACAACTCTTCCGATTGGATCAGCTTTGTCATTGTGGTGAATTTGAATTGGTTTTGCATACTGAGCAGTAAAAGATGGGGCGCCAGCTTTCATCTTCGAAGGAAGATAGAACCCCTTGTTTCTTGTAACCTTACCGGCGTGAGTAGCTGCAATAACAACCTTGAGAGGGGTTACTGTTTCGCCATCTTTAATCTGCTGACTATAGCTATCTTTTAGTTGAGTACTTACCTGCTCAACCGGTTTAAGGATGAATGTATTTTTAATAGGTATTCTATTTGCCATTAAAAAGCGCTCCTATAAAAGTTTAATATTCATTCTACTGCCGGGATGAAAAGGAGGAACATCGTCAATAGATATATTCTCTAAGCTTGTTCTTTTACCACTTATAGCCTGGCAAGCATCGCAGCCCTCTTCATGTGCCAATAGTTCCAACTCAGCAAGTCCAATAGCTTTTGCACCAAGAACAATACCAAAATTTCTAGCCTTTTTTCTTTCTGTATCCCAAAGAAATCTTGTTCTATACTCGATCGCGTCAAAGGCTAATTGAATTTGTTTCGATATCTCAGTTTGAGCTTCATCGAGTGTAACATCTTCAACCTTTTCGTCAATTCTTCGCTTAGATAGATCTATAGAATCCTTTGCAATTTTATGCAGTCTAAAATAAATGCGATCTGCAATTACAGACCTAGCGTAACTCAGCATACCGATATCGCTCATATTGCCGGTTACCGACTGAAATCCCTGGATAAAGTCAGACATACAGACCGACTTAAATTTGTCTATATTTGTATTTGCCCATGCTGTTGCCTGCGCATTTAGATAGTCGTAATCAATCTTTCTTGAGGTAGAGATTCCTAAAAGAGCACGGTTTTGTGAGTCGCTAGAAAGACTTAAAAAAGACTCGGTTACAAAATTGTCTGCAATGGAGTTTCTTACTCCACTTGTATTTCCCGTTCCTGCTTTTCTTTGAGCACTAGCTTTTTCTTTAGATTCTGTTTTGATTTTTTGTTCTTGAGCTTTCTGGGCAGTCTGTTGTTGTTTGGCAGTTACTCCAGATGAACGAGCTTGAGATGCTACTTGAGAGGCAACCGAATAAGGTTCATCAACAGCACGAATAAGGTTTAGAGGTTCTTCAAATAACTTCCAATAAGTATTGAACCATTCTGGATACTTCTTTGGATCTTGATCTTCTCCGTCTTCTGGAATCTTAATAGGTTTCATTCTGAGCCTGCTTCTAAATTCATCCCAGGTAAGACCATTAGATTTAAACATTTCGGCAGAATGTTGTTCTTGTTCAATGCGATTCTGGATATCTACTTCTGCGAACTCCAGATGAACCATATTCTCTTCTTCCAAAACGTCGTCACCAAACGTAGATTCTAAAAGAAGTTCAGAGATAACATATTGATCCCAAAGAGCTTCAAGGTCGTCTTGAATGGCCTTGACAGCATCTACAAGGGCTCTTGAGAGAGTGTTGGCCGTAGCCCTATTAGTTGTGTCTCCATCGCCCATATCAACCGAGGAGACGCCAAGACCAGCAAATGCTCTCTTTTTAAAATGAGTAAGGTATCCCTCGGCACGAAGGGCTCTTCCTTCTGATCCAATTGCCTTTACTTCATGTCTCTCAGGAGTAACAATGGCTCCCTCTGCTGGCATAATTCTAATCTGGTCGCGAACAGCGTCTACTTCTCTAACACCTTCTTCTGTGTAACCTGCTGGTGCTGACTCAGTACCAACGATATAGTGAAATAAAGGAAAGATGTGTTGATACAACAACATCTCAATATTTTCTTCTATCTGACGGAGAGCACGGATATCGTCCTTAACTGGAATTAAAGTTGGCACACCAAAAAGAAAACCTTCTCGTGTGTCTATAGCAAAATGGATTACGTCGTCTGGAGAGAAGTCTTTATATCTTCCGTTAGGTAACTTTTGGCGCCACTTCTTAATAACGCCAGTTTCTTTATTGATATCAACATGCATTGTTTCAGGCGCAGCAACAAAATAACCAGCAATTGGTTTTAACACCTTTCCTTCTGGAGTTGTGCGAATCTTACCACCAGAAGCATTGATATCCCTCTTCTTTATTAGAAATGCATTAGAAGTTCTAATCAGCGAACGTGCAATGCGTTTTAGCAAGAAAATAGTAGGAATTCCTGTAGCTTGAGAAATTTGTCTCATTCTAGCTTCGTAATATCTAACCGTGTCAGGATTTAACCCGCGAAGGCCAATACCTTCTTTAAACATAAGACCTTCTTTCTTTTTGAAAGACTGTCGAACGAATGAATCTGTATCTTCTATTTTGCCGATTTCTGACAAATCGTAGACAGGGGTAGTGAACTGGCCTCTACACGAAGCAAAATGTTGGTTGTATGTTAGTACATTAGGTGTAACTTTTCTAATGCCAGAGACTGGAAGGTCGGATTTGAAAACGGTATTTACGTCAATATCCGTAACACCACCTACTGTTTTAGTAGTTTTGCCAAATAAGTTTTTAAAAAAGCTTTTAATGCCCATTATTTACTCAACTCTTTGATCCACTGATTTGTTTGATCAACTTGACTGATTTGAAGCTGCATCTTACAAGGAAGCGCTACTCTAATTGGATTAACGAGATTATCTGCAACTTTCTTCAACTCTGGAAGTAACAAATCTTCACCTTCGAATTTAATCACATTTTCTGTTTCAGACAAGGACCCGATAGCATTATCAAAGTTGGGATCTTTTTCAGTTACTACAAGCTCTCCGTTGTCAACTCTAATAGAGTAGGCACTATTAGGGTTTAAGTATGTATTGAAAAAGTTATCTATATCGTTTAGTTCAGGTTCTCTTTCTGGATTACAAGCAGCATGACCCTGAGAAATTGCAATAATGATAGCTGTAACAAAAGATACCATTCTGATGATTTTTAAAATCTTTAACTTGGCTTGAATATAGGCGCTATCACCTACTCCAAATTCTCCTAACATTGCCTTTACTTGATCGATATAGAAATTTAGCTTTTCTTTAATCTTAAAAGTTGCTTCTTGTAACTGAGCAGATAATTGCTGCATTGCGTTGCTAAGATCTTTTGTTGCGTTCTCTATGGTTTTTTTACCTTCTTCTACTGAGCTAGTGTCTAGTTTTAATTCAGGAGCTTTTACTCCTAGTTTTTCCATCTGTTGGTTTATAGAGTCTATGATGCACTGTAGTGGATTGGTTACCAGGAGAGAGAATTGGTCTAGTAGAGATGTTATGGCCATTAAAATAGGTGCAAAAAGGGGCGCGATTATGGCCTGTAGCATTCCAATAAGACCATCTAAAGTTGGAACCTCTAACATAAATAAAGCCATAAGTGTTGCGATAATTCTTTGCAAATCTGGTACACACATAAAAGAAAGAAGATCTAACAGTTCGCATAAACTGCCAAAAGCATCAAAATTACTTAATAAATCAGTAATATCACTTACAAGCTTGAGAGAGCTTTTTACAAACCCTTCTAGTGCTCCAAGTAAATCTACATGAGGGTGTAACTCAAGGAATGCCTGAATACGAAAACCACAAGGGATACAGTCTTTTGCCCAGTCAACAAGAGCAGAACCAAAATCATTTCCACCAAGAGTTGTTGCCTGTTGGGTTCCCATGTCGAGAGATTGCTTGCCGTGATCTGTTTGAGCACTGACACCTTGTGATTCTGGAAGAGATGAAGCGAACTTTTGAGCTTGCTGCTGAGCTTGAGAAACACTCTGAGAAGGAGCTTGGAGATAACTGCCAACGTTTATGGCGGCATACTCAGCAAACTTCTTATTGTTTTGTACTGTTCTGCTAAGTGTGGCAAATACGGCAGACTCAGAAGGAGTTGAATGGGCCGCTCGTTCATAAGTAGATGCAATAAGCGCACAGTCTTGTGTCCTTGTGCCAAAATCTAATCTATCTGGATCAATGCCATTAAGGTCTAGACCAGTGAAGTCAAATTTAGGAGCTTTGGTTTGTATTCCAACTTCGACAGTCATTATTAAGCTCCATGTGGTGCCGAAGCAAGATGCACTGCAATTTGTGAGGATGTTTGGCTTTGAATCATTGGAAGCATAAGAGCAAACAGAGCAATAACGGCAGACTTCTGGAAAGATTCTGTATCTATTGGCTTAATAGAGTTAAGAGGGGATGAAATCTCCGGTCTATTTTCCCCATTCTGATTGTTAATTCCTCCAAAGTCAGTTCGTAGTGGATCAGCTTTTGCTTGTCTAATGTCTTCGGCGGTTGGTCCAAGAGGTGGAATGGTGGACTCATTTAGGCAGTTTAATGCTTGCTTATAGTCATCATAGCTTACTTGGGTTGGGTCTGCCTTGTCGGGAAACCTTCTTTTCATAGCGGCAATAGTAGCTGCATCATTTACTCGATCAAGCTTAGCAGTAAAACCACCTCCAGTCCTTACTCTATTGTCTATCTTCTCCTGGGTAGCATCAAATAGTTTACCTAAGGCTTCCAGGTTTGTTTTGAGAGAGGTAGCGCGATCTCTAAACGAATCGATTGTCTCGGGTTCTTCAGCAGCCTGAGTATCTTTTAGTTGATCTGGTTCAATATATTCAATAACTGGACGAAACTTAAAGATATCGTAATCGTCGTCAAATGCATTGGCAACATCTTCCGGAACCACAAAATTTGCCTTCTTTTTATCAGCCATTACACTAGAATCTCCGTAGCCAGTATTCTTAACACAATATCGGTAATATTTCTTACAGCTTGGTTTCTAGGAATTTTAACATAAACCCATACGGGAAGATAGGTATGAATGTCTGGTAGGGTTGTCGATCCAATATCAGGAAGAGTTAGAGTAGATCCAGGATCTATGGTATCCCATTCTTCTCCGGTCACAGGAACACTCTTTGAAGCGAGCTTCCATTCCCAGCCAGAAGTACTGCCGTCAACAAGATTTTCATTAAGACTGTCAATAGCTAAAATAGAAATATCTAGATAAGATTTTCTAATATCATCGTTTCTAACAAACACTTGTTGGGCTACAACGCCCCCTGTTCTTCCGTCAAAGGTAACCCTGAAAGGATTTTGAGAGGTAACTAGGGCTGTTGCCTTAGGCTTTAAGTAAACTCCTAAACTCATAGTATTCTCCTAGAACTTAGTTCGTTTTGGCATTTTTGATGTACGACCTAGTTTTATCTTTCCTTGCATATTTCCAGTAGGTTTTGGAGCATCATAACCAAATCCAGGCCAAGACCATACTCCGTTAGAAGAAGGTTTTCTATCGGTATTGGCCGCAGGTATTCGACTATCTACAGAGAGTTGTTCGAAAATAGATTTATCTTTTGAAAACTCAGATGTTCTATTACCTGGCCTATGTTCTCCTTCTTCCTTCTTGTTTAAATGAGAGTCTCCAAATGTACCTGCCATAGAAATATTTGCAACAAATTTAGGTTTAGAAAACATAGACTTTTCTAAAGTGTGAGCAACAAGAGCCAAATTTACAGCGTCTAGAAAGTGGTCTCCAACCTTCTCGTCAAGAACACCATAAACTGGCTGACCATACATACTGACCCTGTCAACGACATAGTTTTGTAACTGAGCGGTAAAGTCTAGATCTCCTCTTGGATATCTAATCTGTATTTGCTCAAACCTTCTAACTGAGTTTTCTACCAAGAAAGACTTGCTATGTTTTTTGACCTTTTGTTTGGTAAACGGATCTGTGATTTCAATACTAGTGCTAAACGAGTATCCTTTAACAATGTCTTTTAGTCTAGAGTCAGGACTAGAAGGTCCATGCAAAAGGGTTTGATCAAAACCAAACTTACGTAGAACTTCAATTTGGGTTGTTCCAAATCCTTGGTCCACATATATAAACTCAGGAAGCCATTTTCTATTAAGCTGAGAGATTCTTTGACAGGCAGCAAGCTGCGTCCACTCTCCTCTCCTTACAACGTCCTTCTCAACCAAATAGAACAATCCATCATCGGGATTAAATCCCATTACAGCAATAGTTGTTCCTATTTTGTGATCGTTCCAATCTACTCCAATTGTATACGCCCACTCCTTGGTTGGCTTCAGGTCTCCATAGTTAAATTCTGCCTGACACTGTTCAATGTATTTATTCTGATAAACACCCTCTTCCTGTTCACCAAACTCCGCTTTGATTTCGTGCTTGTATCCAGCCTCCGTCAATTCAGATTTAAAATAATCGTCAAGATCTTGAGTCCAGTTAGGGTTAACGAAAGAAGGATAAAAGAACTCTCTGTATTGTTTGTTCATACAAGTTTCATAGAATTTTGCACGAGCACCAGTAGGGGTTGAAGACATCCACACAGTTGCTTCTGGAAAGTTGGCAATTGTGGCGATAGCGGCATTGATGTCACCAGGGCTATTGTGGGTTAAAGTCCCACTGGCAACAAAATTGTTTGTTTTAGGTACTCGTAAATCATAAACTTCTTTAAAACGATTTTTCATAGGATGAATAATATTAATCCTAGAAGCATAACAACAAATTCGTTGTTGAATTTGATTTATAAAATCCTCTTCACCAATTTGTTCTAATCCTATCAGTAGTTTTTCGATACTATTAAGAGTTGGATTAACTTTTCTATGTAAACTATCAAAAATAATTTGCTTACCTGTAAATTTCTTAGAAATAGATTTCTTAATAGATTGAAAAATATCTTTAAAATATCCAGCATGATATCTCAAATTAGAGTATTTATTTGGATTAGATACCCTATTAGTTATAGCAATTTCTAATTTTGCAGACTTAGCAGAACTACCAAAACCAATATAATTATTAAAAAGTTTAATAAAACGGTCTTCGGCAATAGATAATTGATATACGGGATTTTTACCAAACCCAGAAGGTTTATGTTTAGATAATGATGATAAGATCCCCAGTTTTTGCAGTAACAGTCTTATTATACGAATTACAGTAAAGTCTTCCTGAGAAACTACGACAGAATTTCTTGTAAGATTAACCGAACCTTCTGCATCATAAAATCCCGATAAAAATGCTCCTAACCCTTCGATGTCCAATGTGCTAATTTCTTTTGTTATTTTTTTGCTAGTCAGAAATCCTGGAAACCATTTTTCAATATAATCGACAAAAGTTTTTGAACTTAGACGTAATCTATATCCCTTACCGGATGAGTATTTGGAAATCTTACCTTTATTAGTAAAGCCCAATTGAACCGCCAAATCTCTATAGAAAACAAGGTTGGAAATATCTTTATCAGTAAATTCTATAGTTGTTCTATCTAAATATCCATCACCTAAGAAATAACCCATTATTTGACATAATCTAGGATCAACAGATCTATGCCCTAAAATACCTTGGCGTGGATGGATAAAAAAATCACCAATTTGCAAATCTTCAGCAGCTTTTTCTGTAACTCCATTATCAGTAAGTACAATATGCTTATGGTCTTTTGTAGTCTCTAAATATCCATATGAAGATTTTATAGCATACAGATTGGTCTCTTCTCTTCTTGACTTCCAGATGGCAGGAGCGATATTAGAATGTAAAGATTCGTCTAGACAATGTATATTATAGTCTTTAGGAATATCATCAGAAATAAAAGAAATTGTTCCATCAGAACCTTCTATTAAGGTATCTGGAGAAACACATAGATAGTCGGCTTCGTCAAACACAAGCATGTTTGCTGGCTGACCACGAGCAGCGCCCGCTTCCTGTCCCGATCTTGTACCAGCTGTAAAGCCGATAATATTCGAACCGTTAAAAAGTTCCATTTTGTAACTTGGAGACTTTACATATCTAGAGCGAGACATGAAAAGAATATCATTACTTTTAATAAGGTCATCGATGCGACCAAAGATCATTTCAATCTGAGACTGATATGGAGTAATAACAACAACCTTAAATTGTTTATGTGTCCATATTGCATAAAGGATAGAGATACATAGAACTTCTGTTTTTCCAGCCTGGCGCCCGACACGAAAGACCTTTCTTCTTGAGCTGCAGTTGTGAACAATCAAACCGTTAGCAACAAAGTTGTGTCTTGTATCAACCTCTATATCCCAAACGTTATCTTTTCCAAGATATTCTATATTTGTAATTTTTGTTCGGGAGAGAGTATTGCATTTTCCATGGCGTCTAAAGCTAGCTCTCTTTGATATTTCTTTTTTTGCAATCTCGCTTTGAGTTTCTTTTCCAAAAATAAGACCAACTTCAAGAAAAAATCTTTCTACATCAGAAGACCTTCTGATGCTTAAACGATATCCTTTTCCTTCCTTTTTATCTTTGTAAATATGAGAAGCGTATATTCCAATTTTTTTAAGTAAATATCTAAACTTATTAAGAAAATCAGTATTTCCACTTGCTAAACTAAGGTTTGAAATACGAAAACTATCATTGGAAGGACTGTTATATACGCATCCGTCTCCTGCCCACGCCCTGTTTATAAAAACCCCAAGCGCTTTCTTATTGAACTTGAAAGCGTAGTTAAGTATAGATATTTCTCGATTCTCTGGTCCAGTGCAGCCGATCTCTGCAAGAAAAGACAGTAGCTCTCTACTCTCCTTGAAATAGCTTACGCTCCAACTCTCTTTGTGAGAGCATGATTTGTTTTTATATTTAGGGTGGTATTTGATCTCTGCATTTATATTAAATAGTTCAAGAACTAATTTCTGAAATTCTTCTACGTATTTTCTTCTGGTATTTCTGAATTGTACAACGTGTTTTTTCCCAACAATGCCAGAGTTTTTAACACAACCATCGGTTACTAAATATCCCATAAGCTTAGCTAGGGAAACATTGTCTATTTCACCAAAAACACCAAACTCGTTTAGTGTATAAATCTTGTCTCCAATAGAAAGACCTTCTTTTAATGACTTGTAAACTCTTTTAAAGGATTTCTTACCAACAAGGTTGTTTTTCTTTCCTTCGTGAAACCAGGATAGGATAGGGTGGTTGTCGGTAACGATCAAGGAGTCCCCATTTTCTAGGGAAACCTTAAAGACATCCCTTTCTCCATTGTTCCACTTATTGAGAACTTTGTAAGATCTTTGTGTTTTCTTTCTGCCTTCGTTATAGGTAACTACTATGTCTCCTGGCTCTATTTCTTTTATTTTTTTTAGGGTGCCATTGCCAAGAAAAACTTCGGTATCTCCATGTAGACAGCGAAGCATTTCTGCTTGATATGGGCGATGATATATAGACTTACCAGCCTTAGCTCTTTCTTCGTCATATTTAGCGGAGTTAGGAGGAATAGTGCCGTCTGCTGTTTTACGTTTCCAGACTTCTCCATCTGGATCTAGACAGTGCCAGTCTAAAAAAGTGGCGGCCCATGTAACTGGATCCACTGAAGCGATTGACATGTTTGGGTCTTCGTCTAGCGTAGCAAGAATTTCGTCGGGAACATACTTAATAGGGATTCCGTTACATTTAACTGCAAACTTATCGCCCTTTCTAAGTCTATGTTTTTCAATATATCTTGAAACACAATTAGTGCAGGCATTTTGACATTCTTTAAGATTGAGTGACATCGCCTATCCTTAGTCTATCGTCCTTTGTTATCGATGGTTCCACAGTGTGCCTGCTTTACCCCTGAGTGCATTGAAGCCATTGACGGCTTTATTGGCATCCATTTTTACCCCCCGTCCCACCGCCGAAGCTCCTGATCCAAGCGTGCCGAGGACGCCCCTGTTTGATCTAATAGCAGATCTCATAGCTCCTACTCCCATAGCGCCATATCTTCCCGCTCCAGCGCCAAGCAAACCTGCTCCTATTGTGCCGAAGAAAGAAGGGTCATCGCGAAGAGCTATGTTTGCAGCCATACTGCCATAGAGACCAGCGCGACCATATGAACCAGCCATGCCTTTTCTCTGAGCAGCAAAACCAAGAGCGCCAGCGGCCAAGGTTCCCCAAAAAGAAGTGTCTCTGTCCATGGCTATATTTGTACCCATGGCTCCTAATGCACCATAACCTCCACGCATACCTAAGCTATGAGCTGTTGATAAAAAACCCATCTAATTCACCTCTATCCAAAGTAAGGTCTATAGGCAAGTGCAGCCTCATTTCCAATAGCAGATCTTCCATTAATTCTAGAGTTCTGCATTGCTGTCACACTTCTTTGCCTCATTGTAGCAGCAGTTCCAAAAGGATCAACAACAGGTCTAGTCATTTCTACTCCTGCGTGTTTTTTCATATGGTCCCGTACCCAGGGGCGAGCCATAAATTCAAAAGGATTGGCGCCGCCTGATGCGAAATTAGCTGCCGAATAAGCTGCACCCGCTATTGCTAAAACACCTAACCCTGTTCCAGAGAGCACTCCACCAGATAATTGAGTAATACCTTTTACTGCTGCACCAAACGCATAGTTATGCACCATAAACTCTGCAGCACCACCAATCGCGCCACTTATTCCACCTTTTTGATATCCTTCATATGCGCTATATCCAATAAACGCTTTTCCAAGATAACCTGCAGACATGTCTCTCATCCACTTCATGCCGTTAGCGTGGATACTAGATTGACCATAAGTCTTAAACGCATCTAGTGTTCTACTAGCTCTTGGATAGCTTTCTCTTATGTGAGAAAGCATTTCTCTACCAGAGGCTTTAATGTTAGCCATATGTGGATTTATAAAGCTTCGTATTCTTCCAGGAGGTGGAGGTGGCGCAGGAGGATATGACGCCCCAAAAGCCTTCTGCCTTGGGTACATTCCTCTTTTTAAATTCCATTCATATTCTTCAAATCTACTCATTGGTTAGTGTCTCCCCTGATGCATACCCTGAACTAATCCAAATGTGCTAGCATTAAACATTTCACGAGCTTGTTGTCTATTGTTTGTAGAATTGCCAATGTCGAATCCAGCAGAGGAAACTCCTGACGCTATTAGAGCGTTTGAAGGGTCAAAATCCCTAGCAGAATTGCCAGACGTAGCGATTCCGTACATTGCTGCTGCAGTGGCAACTCCACCGAGAGCAAGGGTTGGGTTTCTGAGCGCCGCTTCCCCAACGCTTCTTGCTGCGCCACCAAAAATAGACAGAGTATCTAAGCCAAACTTACCTAAACCTTTTCCGACATTTAACCCAGCTTTTCCAGCGCTAGCAGCCTTGCGAGTTAGATTCCCTGCCATGCCTCTGCTTTTTACCATATAATTTGTAATATCTTTCGCTTGACTTTTACTTATAATGCCCTCAGTAAGATGCGGAGCTAATATTGTATTGGATTCATTTATAATAGTTTGTTTGCTTGGTATTCCTTTAAGCCCCCACAATCTTCTAAATGTTAGGGCTCCTAAGCCTGCACCAATACCCGCACCAGCTATAGCTCTTGTAAGCCCAGTGCCCGGAGCAGCATCGTCTGGAGTTGAAAAGCCACCATAGGCAGCACCAATACCTGCACCTAAAACAGCGCGACCTCCACCTGTTCCAAATAGGCTACCAACACCACTTTTCATACCGCCAGCTATATCGAACAAAGGTTTTTGGAATACGCTCATGGTTTTGCACTCCTATTTCAGACTACGGCCACTAGTATAACTTGTATGATTTTTTCCGCCACCAATTGCAGCTTGTGACAACTGGGCTTGAGCTTGCTGCAATCTTTGTGCAGCTAGAACCTGTGTTCCAGGCTTTAGTGCTTGAGGAGGTATGGGCGGCGGACCTGGTCGAGGAACCGGCGCAAAATCAGTAATTAGTGTTTGAAGTTTTTTATTTGCATTTGGACTCCAAGCCTCTAGACCAGCAGAGAAAGGTTGGATCTCTCCTTTTATAGCACCACGAACTCCAGCAAATACTTTTTCAACTCCAGAATTTCCAAGACTTTTAACAAAGCCTCCTTCTCCAATTAAAACTTGTGCAGCGTTATGTTGGCCAACTGTAGTTCTGGCAAGAGTAGCAAATCTGTTTGAAACCTGTCTTTCAAGAACTTCATGGAATAAAACAGTATTTAGAAAATCATCAGTTCCGACAGAGGATAGATCTTTTATCCCAGCTTTAGTTCCAAATTCCTGGAAAGACTTTTGTAAACGCGCAGGATCCATTAAGATATATTTTTCTCCACTGTCGTGAACAACCATTCCAGCTCCACCACCTAGTCCAGGTTGTTGTCTTAATGCGTCTTCAAAAAACGCTTTCTTTGCGGGAGTGTTCGCAACAATGACATTCTTTTCTCCTAGCGCCTCTATAAACTGTTCAAGATTTTTTCCCTTAGCGAGTCTTGCGGCTTCTATAGGGTTAGTTAGTTTACTTGCAAGAGGGGCTGGATTTTTAGCCATGAACCTGCTAATTCTTCTGGAAATTCCACCAAACCATCCTTTCCAAGGAGAACCAAAGTCTCCATAAAGCCTTCTCTCTAGAGAGGCCATTCCTCCATGACTAAAACCATTAAACGGGTTTAGTCCCATATTTGAAGATGGTCTTGCTATAGATAAACCGGCTGCCATGTCCATATCATAAAGAGATGTTTTATCTTCTACAGAAGAGTTCATGGCTGCTCTTTTCCGAATAGCATCGGGAGATGCAGCACCAGTGAGAGGACCGCTTAGATGTTGAGATCTTGAAACGATAGGAGCACTTGAGTTTGCAAAGGATGACAGTTCTTTTAGGGTGTTTTGAAGCTTTTCAAACCCTATCTCCATCCTGAGTTCGTGGTCTATATTCATGCCCCAACTTTCCAAGTTCTTAGTCTTCGAAGTTGCAACTCCCCAATCTATCCAAGAAACACGATTACTGGCAGCATCGTACATTATGTTGTCTGCCTTAATGTCGAAGTTTGCCAATCCTCTTGATTTTGTTTCCTCTATTGCTTGTCTCACTCTTGGCAGGATGTCTTTTGGAACATTAGAGACCCCAAGATCGTGTAGTGCTTTTCCTGGCATTAGTTCCATAAAGAGCTGATTACTTTCAGCTAGGTATGGGGATGGGGCAAAGGACGTGTCTGCAAGCATACTCATAGCTGAAGCTTCGTTTTTGAGGTTTGTGTTGTGCTTAATAAAATCAAGAGGCAACCTGCCCTCTCTATTTGTTTGAGCCCATCTAGCTAGATGTTCCTCTCCTTCATGAATACTTTTTCTAATGTAAGAGAACTCGCGTCCCATATAGCTTGTTTTCATCAGGTGAGTAACGCCAAATTGTCCAGAACCAAGTTCTTTTACAACAGCACCGCCGCGAATTGCAGCGGCAAACGCCTTGTCTTTTAGAACAGATCCATAGCTTTGGCCTAGATCTTGTGCAATACCTCTTACGACATCATAACCGCTACCAAAGGGTGTATTCTTCTTACGTTCTTTTTCTGCCATACCTCCATGACGTAATCCTTCTATGGTGTTATATGCGTCATCTCTACCAGAAAAGGAATAAGAGAGAGCAGAGAATGGAAGGGATAGAAGAGCGCCAGCGCCAGCGCCCATTCCAATATCCTTTATATTGCCAAGGAAGAAATCCCTCATCGGAACGCTTTGTATGTTTCCGTGTTTTATAACCAGGTCGAGCATAGCAGGAGAGCCGGTTTGAGACTCAAAAGCCATTCCGAGCGCCTTTCCTAATCTTCCTGGTACCTTTCCTTCGATTCTTTGTCTCATATCTCTAAGTGCTGCGCCCATTGAGCCACCAGCAACGTAAGCTTTTACATCGACATTAAGACCCTTGCTCTTTAAAATCTCGGCTTGAACTTCAAGAATATCTTCTACTCCAATTTCAGGAATATTTTTTGGATTGAATTTTTTCATTAACCTTGGATCAAGGAATTTTCTGTTCAGAAAAGATCCCCGCATAAACGATGATGCAAGCATAGATGCTGATGCTGAAGTTTTAATACCTTCAATGGATCCGTTCCAGACCGTCTGGAAGAAGCTCTGAGGCTGTTCATATTTGAGCGCTTCAGTACCAGCCCAAATGCCTACGGCAGCAGCTGCGCCACCTAGGGCGCCTTTCCAGCCAAATCTATCGTAGCCTGTGAGACCAGCAGCCCCAATAAGAAATGCTGTATTTATACCAGACAAAACCCCGCCGACAGTTATGTCATTATCTTTCTGTCCTTGATATCCGGATCCAAACTTATACTTCTTTCTTAGTGTCCCAGCCATACCTCCGTGCAATAGACCTTCTATAGTGTTATATGCATCATCAAACCCAGAGAATCTGTTCCCTAGGGAAAAACGATTGTAACTTCTATTTACTTCAAGAAAAAGTTTATTAAATTCTGGGGTTTGAAACAGCTCTGATAAAATTGGAATATGTCTATATTGATCAAGAGCTTCTTTTAATGGATATTTTTCACTTCTGTAAGCAAGAGCCTCTTCTAGAATATATTTTTTATCACTGTACCAAGAGGTACTATTTGGTAATTTAGCTTCTTTTGCAAAACTTCTAGAAAGGACGGATAATTTTTGTGAAATATAAGGTGGAACTACATCGTGTAATCTCTCGTGTCTAACAATACTAATTAAGTCATCAGCGGAAGTGGGATCTGGGTTAACAAAAGAGACATTACGAGCACCGCTACTTCTCATTTCTCTTAAGGTTTTTTTAATACCCTGAACTTCTTCTAACATACCCGTTCGTTTAAATGTCTTATGGTGGCTTTTGAAATCGTGGAGCAGTCCTCTAATTGATTTAGACACCCCAGATCCCACTCTTTCTGATGTAGCTGCCCAGTCTCCGGTACTTAACCAATTAAATAAATTTTGTGAGACAGGAATATGTTCTTGTACCTTTACTCTAAATAGAGGGCGAACTGTACGAAAGCCAGCAGATTCTACAATCTCCGGAGCTAACTGTTCTAAAGAACGTACTTTTTTGAAAAGGTTAGACAACTGGATCGCCCCTGGAGGTTACTTTCCTTCAGTCTGGAAGTTTAGGAAATCTTCTGGAGTTAGCGCTTCCCCAGCCTCTGAAGATGAGTCTACATCGATTACCGATTTCTCGGCTAGCTTTGTCTTCTTCTCTAGTGCCTTGTGTTGGTCTAATAGTCTACTTAGTTTATCTCGTAGGTTGGCTGAGTCTGTACTGGCGTCTGACTTGTCACGTAGTTTAAGCGCGGCCTCTCTCTTGTACTTCTCTTGTCTATCTCCTACCATCAACTTAATTATTCTATTCTTTCTATTGATGAGTGTTTCTTGAATAGTAAACATACTGCTTATCTCTTGTTTGGTAAGAGGGTTACCCTGATTATCTACTGCAACTACTGACTCCTGGACCATCTCTGCATGTTCTAGTTTAGACATATTGTTAGCAATGCGCCATAGGAGTAGTTCGGTCTGCGCCAACCCCTGAACCAATTGAAACTCAGAAAAAGAAGATTGATCGATAGAGAACTCTTCTATGTAAGCCTGTGTCCATGCACGAAGAAGGTTTACTTCGACTAAGCATTGTTTGCCAACAGGAGTACTGAGTTTGGCTGAAGGGTTCTCTTTCTTTCTCTGTATATCTACTTTAACGAAGGGACAGTTTTGAGCGAAAGGACATTTAACTGGTCCGGGACATAGGAGAGGGATGGCGGCAGAAGCCCCAGTGGCCAGTTTAGACATTCTAGTTCTAACTGAATTAATTTCATTCTCGGTATATACAACATCTGAATAATCATCTAGATCAATGTCTAGAAAATTAAAATAGTTGTTCTGTTTAACTGTTCCATCGGGAAGGGTGGTAGTGCCCTTCAGTGAAATCAGTTTGCCGCCCTTATTGCTGTCCATACTCGCTCTCCTCGTTTTTACCCTACTTACCTACTTTTGCCTACATATCTAACTAGTCTCTGTCTATCTAGAACAGTTCATCTGTATCAGGATTTTCTATATCTTCAATAGTCTCCATAATATCACACAAGATATTTTTAACATCTTGGTAGTCGTTGTTCTCGAACAGGGAGCGGGCGCGCATAGCTAGAGGACAAGACCTTCCTGCTTCACTAGCTCGAATAAAGGTATCGTAAGCTCCTATTACATCGGTCCCGGCGACATTCCCTTTGGTGTGAGATAATCGTTCTCTGAGATCAAATAGCCTATCCATTAGCTTGTGGATAGTGAGAACTGTAGGTGGTCTATCTCTCTTAGTGGTGGTAGTGGTGATAATTGGCTGATTCATAACTTCTTCTCCTCTATCTATCTTTTAACATATTATTCGTATAAACACTAGTTGGTACTTATACTTGTACTGTTTTTGGCAAGTGTAGTATGGGATACCAGGAGGTAGGAAAAAGAGGAGGGATTGGGCGCGATTTAGTGTGTACCTGTATATAAACGTATAGGTAGTTTTAGAGAGAGGGGGATTAATAGTCCAATAGAGGTTCAACTACGAGACAGAGAAGAAATAGTGCCGTAACCTGTAGGTGAGAGGGGTGGGCGGCGCCGACTGTATGGTGATCGTAAATGTCCTATAGAGGGCAAAAATGGAAATAAAATTTCAAGGTTAAATTTAGAGATTTAGAAGATGAGGAAAACCTGGGGGATTAGAAGTGAAATTCTCTGTAGATGTCATTTTTGAATAAATACGTTGAGGACCAACAATTGTTTTTAGGATTTCAATAATTATTTTGAGGGAGCCTAGTGATCTAGTCCCGAAGGGACGGGGCCCCCTTCCTAAAGGGGACCCAAACACAAACCGGGGTAAAACCCGAAGGGGAAGAAGACCGCGATCGTCGAAGGGACTGCTCTTGCGGGCAGCATCGTCAGCGACCTGGTCCTCGATACGTCCGTCGCCCCCGTGGTGACGGCGCTCTCCATCACTTATAATATCGGTAAATACAAAATAAATATAATCTCCAACCAACTAAAAAAATCACTGCTGAGCGCAAGGCGCGCAAGGACGAGGCCGATAAGGTGAAGGCGCGCGCGCACACCTGAACCTCGTCTAGCCAACCTCTAATCCCCTACCCAACCCCCCCTACACCACAGTAGCTACAGTATACATCCGTGTACTGTGTCCCATAGGGGCATACTGCTGGTATTGTAAGCCTCCTTACTAATTAAGTAAGGAAAATAACCGGGTAGAGATAAGCCCGATTTTGAGGTCTCACCCCGGAGATTTGGGATACTCGACCCCTGTTTAGAGGGGTTGTTGTAACCTGGCTTACATAGTTACTAAAGAGAGTAATGCCCCTATAGAGGGTGTTTGGGTGGAATGAGAGTATTAGTACTTCATTCCGCGCCCTCTATCCCTAACTTATCCCCTCCTGGACAACTAATCTATATAGTATATATATAGAAGGGTAAGACCAAGAGGGGTAATAGGGAAGGCCGAAGCCAAGGGGGAGGTAAGCGAGAGTGGGGCTATATTTGTTTAGCTCCATTTCTTCTATACCTTTTACCCCTATCTGCTTAGGGGGATTGACTTATCAGGTAGTTTTACTTTGGTAAGCCAACCCACACTTAGGGTTAGTGTTTCTACCCTAACCTATGCTCCTCTCTATTCCTATATATATCTGTTTCTATACTCTCTCTCTCATGTATATCTGTCTCTCTCTACTGTATACCCATATGTGTTTTGTATATGGGTAGAGGGGATAGGTATTTATATAGTGTATTCCCTTAGGGGTAGGGGATGGGGCGCGGCTATACCATTGTTATAGGTATTGCTGTGTTAGTAGTTCCAGGAAAAGGGTAGAGGGGATAGGGTAGGCCCGCGTTGGGATGCCTATCTCTATATCTATCCTTCTTTCTATATAGCCTTCTCTATTTTACATACAGTGGTTGTATGTAGGGAGGGAGGGTAGGTGGCCCGCGCTACCGATGGTAGCAGAAAGGGGTCTGCGAAATGTCTATTCGTATTGATAATTCTGTTTACGATACCGTTGACTCCTTTTCTGTGATAGACACCTTCGGTGGCGTAGTAATGTCTCCTGAGTATGCCTCGGAGCTTTCCAATAAAGGCATCTTTGCGGAGTTTTGCTCTTCAGTGGTTAACTGGTGTAGCTATATCTCCGACGATGCTTTGATTGTTGGTAAATTCCGTGATGAAGAGATGTCCTCCCCCCGTTGGGGGTTTGAGTTCGACATCGAGGTTCCGGAATTTTCTTTCTATCTTCACGAGATTGGCATTAACGGGAATACTCAGCTTACCGCTGAGTTTCTTGTCCTGATGGATGCCGTTGGTATGAATTATGCTGACGGTTATAATCATGGGCAAATTCATTTGCCGAAGAAGAACCTTCGTGGCACCAAGACGAGTAAGCTTATTGCTCGTATGGTGAAGAAGGTTTCTTCTGATTCTTATTCTTTTGAGCTTGTTGGTGCAGTTGATCTGCTTAACAAGAGCTATCAGAGCTATTGTTCTGATTGGTCTGCCAACAAGATTAAGTGCGTTGTTTCGACGCGCTATTCGGATATCATGATGCAGTCTTGTCGTCAGGCTTGGACGAGCTGCATGAATATTGAGTCTGGTATGCATGGATATACGCCCTTCTTCAGCTGGCTGGCTGGAGATGCGGTTGCGTATTTCTATACTGCTGAGGCTCGGCGTCCGTTTGCTCGGATTACGCTCCGTCGTAATCCTGAGAATGGATGCTTTTGGCAAGAGAACCGTGTCTATTCCAGCATTTCGCTGGGTTTTCATCTTCTCCGGGATGCTCTTTCAGAGTTTCTCGTTGAGAAGGCTCTATACACGGAAGATTGCCTTTTTGACCCTGATTTTCAGGGTTATTCCGATAGTGTTGAAGGCTACTATCCTCCTGTTTATCAGGAGGAAGTGGCCGAGCCCATAGAATGGAATGATCTCTGTTCCGCTACCACTTCTCGAATTGTCGAGGATTGGGAAAATGGGCTGTCTTTCGAGTAGGAGGAGAGAGGGATGAGTGGAGTGAAGTTAGGGGAAATCTTGTCGAAGATAGCGGCCGCAGAGTCGGCCGCGAAGAGGCGCTGGGCTATGGCCCTGCGTCTCGAGGGACAGGGCAGGCTCGTAGAGGCCGAAGATTGTCTTGCCGCCGCTA